CCGTATGGGCAGAAATGTATCAGACGGCTGTTCGTAATGCGGAAGATGGCGATGCAAAAGAAAAACATTCTGGTTCCCCGTTACAAATGACACCATCGGGAGCATTTGCCAAAGCAAGAAGTTGGCCGCAAACTAATGTAACTGCGTAATGATTCCTTTTGGCGATTATATTCCAGATGCCAACCCATTCATGAGTGGAGGGGCGACAAAGGCGAATAATGTCATACCGAACTCTGATGGCTACAGGGCGTTACCAAACTTTGCGTCAAGAAGCGATGCTCTGACAAATGAGGCAAGAGGACTATTCACTTCCTTTGCCATTGATGAAAATGGCAAGACAGATACAACATTATTTTCTGGGGATAAGGCAAAACTATATAAATATGCGTCAGATCAAACCTGGTCGAATGTTTCCATAGCGGCAGGCTATGACGGACTGGATACAGAAAACGATAGAACTTATTGGAGCTTTACACAATTTGGCTCTAATATTTTTGCAACAAATTATGTAAATCCCATTCAGCAGTTTGACTTGGATAATTCTTCCTTGTTTGCCAATATTACAACAACAACAGGAACAGCACCACAAGCTAAATACATGGCTACGGTAAAAGATTTCCTGATGACAGGATTTACCAAAGAATACCAAACAGCAAAGAATTTTGATTCAAGTGCCATTTCAAGTAATGAAATAACCATTACCGCACATGGATGGCTCACAGGCTATACTGTTGTCTATGACAATAACGGCAATACAAGTTTAACGAATTTGACTAACGGCTCTGTTTACTATGTGATTAAGATAGATGCCGATACAATAAAATTAGCAACCTCCCGAGCTAACGCTATTGCAGGAACAGTAATCACTTTATCGGCAACAGGCGGATCAGAAACCCATAAGCTACAGCAATATACTGTTAACAAGCAGCGTGTTCGTTGGAGTGGGTTGAATGATACGGCTACATGGGAAGATGGAGGACAATCATCCCAATCCGATTTTCAAGATTTAGTTTCAGCAGTAGGTCCGATTACAGGATTGATCGGAGGAGAATACCTCACCATCATTACAGAACGAAGTATCATTCGTGGTACTTATGTAGGTACTCCTCTGGTCTTTCAGTTTGACAAGGCGGCTGATAATCTAGGAAGTTTCGCACCTCGAAGCATAACAGCTTGGGGACGATTAGTATTCTTTTTATCAGATGACGGTTTCTATATGTTTGATGGTATCAATGTGAAGCCTATCGGAGCGAACAAGGTTAACAAGTATTTCTTCAATGACTTGATTGGAGCAAAACTAGATGGAATTTGTGCAGCGATTGATCCTAAAAATACCACAGTCATGTGGAGTTATGCAGGAGAAGGATTTGACGGTTCCACCAATAACAAGCTAATGATTTACAATTACAGTTTGGATCGTTGGTCCACAGGGGAAATTGATTTTGAGTTTATGAATACATCAGCTCAAGAAGCCTTTTCCTTGGATGCCCTTGATGAAATTTCAACGGATTTGGATGCACTTCCTTATTCCCTGGATTCATGGGCTTGGCTGGATGGCGATATTGGCATAGGTGGTTTCAATGGTTCTCATAAGTTTGGAAAACTGGCTGGAACTAATGCCACGGCAACCATAGACACAACAGAATTTGAAGGAGCAAAAGGAAGGCGTTCCACCCTTACATCGGCAACACCGATTATTGACGGAGGAACAACAACCATAACACCAATTACAAGAGCAAGCCAAGCTGACACCCAAACAGTAGGAACAGCAGTCAGCATGACAGATACAGGAACAACACCGATACGGTCAACAAGCCGTTTTCATCGTTTGCGATGCACATCAACAGGATCATTCACCACCCTCAAGGGCGTGGATGTATCCGCTAGACCAGAAGGATTACGATAATGGCAAGACCTAAAAAGAATTGGATTCAAGGAGCAGTTAAGAAACCAGGAGCATTGCGAGCAACTGCTAAACGCATGAAACTGATTAAAGGTAAAGAAAAATTATCAAGCAAAGATTTAAACATTATGGCAAAGAAAGCTAAAAAAACAGGAAATACAAAACTATCAAGAAGGGTTAATTTAGCAAAAACATTCAAGAAAATGAGGAAGGGATAATGGCAACAACAATTACAGCAGCAACCTTAAAGGTTACAATCAAGGAAGAAATTTTATTAAATAACATAGACCAGGGAAATGAAAACATTCTTTCCATCTCTAGCATTAACGAGATTTCTCACCGCATTGTTACGCTGCCAAGCGACAACTCAACAATAGCATTAATGGATTTCAGTACCGTAGCAGGTGCAGGACAATTCATTACAGGCGATGTTAAGTATATTCGTATCACTAATAAGGATGATACTTATGGAGCATATATCAATCTTACAGGAGCTGCGGAGAACGCTTGGATAGTAGTGGATGCAGGAAAATCCCTTATTGTAAGCGGAGCTTCCTCGATGTTGGATGCAGTAGCAAGTGGAACGGTAGCCGCTCCAAGTGTGGCTGATTTAACTTCGGTTAAAGGACAATCCATTACTTCGGCTCAAACAGTAGATTTGGATATTTATGTAGCGTCTGTGTAATGGCTGTTAATCAATATCCATTAGCACCCTTATACTTACCAGACAATGACGAGCATTTGCGTATTGTAAGTGTTTATCTCAATAACACCATTTCTGGGAAACTGAACTCCACAGGAACGGTAACTTTAACAGCGAGTTCAACGACAACTACTTTAACCGATGCAAGAATAGGTGGCAATAGTGTTATTTTGTTTATGCCGATTACGGCAAACGGAGCAACAGCCAGAGCTAACTTGTATGTATCGGCTAGAGCGGATGGGAGTGCGACTTTAACCCATGCCTCAAGTGCAAACACAGACCAAAACTTCGCCTACATCATCATCGGATAGTGAAATATCCTTTGTTCCCATAGAGCATATTGGACCCTTATGGAAACAGGTTGAAGGACATTTGGAAAAACCATTGGAGATGGACGGCAATGCCTACACCTCCCAGGATGTTCTCAACAGTCTAATTAACGGCAAGATGCAGTTATGGATTAGTTGGAGCAAGAAAAAAGAAAAAGTGGAAGCAGCCATTGTTACAGAAATAGTGGACTATCCGCAGAAACGAGCTTGTCGGTATTTTCTCGCAGGAGGAGATAACATGAAAAGCTGGTTTAAAAAAATTAAAAATGAAATTGAACAATGGGCAAAACTTAATAAATGCCATCGCATAGAATTAGTTGGCCGCAAGGGGTGGTCAAGATGGCTCAAGGATTACACGCCCAAACACATAGTATTAGTTAAGGAAAATTTATGAGTAAAGGAGCAGGAGAAGCAAGATCAGTTCAGAACATTGAACCGTGGGCAACGCAACAGCCCTATCTGACAAAAGGATTTGAGAGAGCAGAATCATTATACGGACAACCAGGACCAAGTTATTATCCAGGTCAGACCTATGTAGGATTCTCTCCACAGACGGAAACCGCCCTAACTGCGGCACAAACACGGGCAACGGCAGGCTCCCCTTTACTGCAACAATCCCAAGCCGAATTACTCAAACAAGCACAAGGACAATATTTATCACCAGCAACCAATCCTTATTTACAGGGACTATACAACCAAATGGCAGGTGATGTAACCGCAGGCGTACAGTCTGAATTTTCTAAAGCAGGACGATACGGTAGCGGTGCGAACCAAGCCGTGCTCGCAAGAGAGTTAGGAAATTTAGCCAACCAAGTCTATGCCCCTCAATATGCGGCAGAACGACAAAACATGCAGAATGTCCTATTCCAAGCACCACAACTCGCACAAGCAGATTATCAAGATATTGGAAGATTAAGACAAGTGGGAGCGGAAAGAGAAGGATTGCAAGAAGCGGCATTAGCCGATGCGATGCAACGATACCAATACCAACAACAACTGCCTTATGAGAAGCTACGAGCCTATCAGGCGGCAACTGGTGGTTCGTATGGACAAACTGGAGAAACAATACAACCGCTTCGTAGGAATCTTGCTTCAGGAGTATTAGGGGGAGCGGCAACAGGAGCAGGAATTTATGATCTCATTGGTGCATCTGGTTCTGCTAATCCTTATATGGCTTTAGGCGGATTATTAGGAGCTTTTTAGATGGCTGACATAGCTAGAAATATTTTAGCTTTAGAAGGAGGATTAACTTCTCCAGAGCAAAGACAATTAAGAGGAAGGTCTTTATTAGGTTTAGGATCAGGGTTGCTTCGTGCAGCAGGACCTCAACCCGTAGCCCCTTCTTTGGGTCAAAGTATGGGTTTGGGCATGGATACGATGATGGATGCCCGTAGCAAGTATTTACAAGAATTAGCTGCATCCGAACAAATTAAAAAAATGAGGCAGCCCACATATCAAGTAATTGGTAGTGCAGCCACAGGATTTAAAACTGCGGCTATTAACCCATTTATAAACGATGCAGGTGAATGGGAATCAGGAATTGAAGTAACAGACATTATGCCAGGAGTGGTAAAAGCAGAAGCTCCAAAATCTTACTATAATATAGATGACGAAAGTAAAGTAATATCTATGACGGCTACTGAATACGCTAAAAAACCAGATAAGGAAAAATGGATACCATTTACACCAAAAATAGATACTGAAACAAAATATGCAAAAATATTAACAAAATCAGATATAGCTAAATTAAATGAGTTAGATTATAGATTAGACCCTGAAGTCGTTTATAAAGTTAAATTTACGGAAAAAACTGATTTAAACAAACCAATAGAAGAAATTATGTCTGAAGCGGTTGATTTTAGCTCTGTTGGAGGTAAAGGACAAACGATTTATACAGGCGATATTCCAGAAGATATTATGGAAGCAGCTAAAAGTGAAGCAATTAAATCTCGTTCTAATATATCAACAGGATTCGATCTTCTTACTGATTTAGAAAGATTAGGTCCTGGAGGAACAGGTTTAAGAGCATGGTTTGCAGAAAATGTAGGAGGTGTAATTGGTCAGGTTCCTGTAGTTGGAGGTAAGGCAGAAATAGCATTTGATAAATTATTTACAGGTTCCGACCCATCAGAACTTAAAAAGTTTAGAACCACCGCACAACAATATATTGCCCAAAGTATTACCAGAATGACTGGAGAGGAATCAGGAAGATATACTGAAGCCGAACAGAAGATTACAAGGGATGCATTAGCACTTGTAAATGCTTCTAAATCTCCATTACAAGTCTATGGAGCAATCGTATCGGTGATCGAAGCAGAATTTTTAGCAGCCGACAGAAATGAAATATTAGCCAATAGTGATAACCCTAATTGGAAACCTAAATTCGATTTGAGTATAAAAGAAGATTACAATAAATTAGGAAATATGCTTCTTGGATATGGATTACTACCACAGGATGCGGAACACATACTAACCCGTATGGACAGGCAAAGAAATATTAAAAGGATGTTTTAATGACTAATGGGAATGAACAAGTAGATTTTTGGTCCAGAAAAGAAGAAGTTCCTACTGGTTCTCTAACACCAACAGGAGAAAGTGCAGAAGGACCGTTAGAAGATTTTTGGACTCGTACCAAAATGGCTTATTTAGGGGACACTCTTACTGAAAAGGAAACAGTTTTTCGTAGCAATTATCCCGAAGGAGAGATGCGTTTAAGCCCCAGTACGAATAACCTGCAATTTAAAATCAACACAGAAGATGCATGGAAAGATGTGGATTTGCCTTTTGCTCGAAGTTTGGGTAAAGGTGGAGAATTTCTAACAGATGTATCAGAACTTATACTTGGTACTCCTGAAATTATACCAGAAATTTCATTAGCTTTTAAAACAAAAGGAGTATCTTTAATTCCCCTGATGTTGGCTCATGGTACAGTTGGAGCATTAAGTGAAATAGGACAGCAATCCATCCAATCCGCTTTAGGAACTCAAGACCAAACCTTTAAAGAGGCCTTTGTCAAGGAACCAGCTATTACAGCAGGATTCACAGCTGGAGGAGCTTTAGCAGGAAGGGGCATAGAAAGAGCTATAGGAGTTGGTAAAGGGGGGGGACTATTTACAGTTGGTCCCGAAGGAAGATTGTTGCAAAAATCTGCGAGGGAACTAGGGGTTTCCGAACCTCTCCCAGGACAAGTCATAACTTCAGGGTTTTTAGCCCCGATTATAAAAAGACTGTCAGGGCAATCAGCAGCAGGATTCGGAACCATTGGTGATTATTTAACACGAATGGAAAGAGAAACATTAAGTTCTATTAACAATCTAGTTAAAAAAGAAACAATTAATGATGTCATAAGTGGATTATCCAAAGAAGTAGCGAAAAAGGAAAAGGAACTACTCAAGAGCATAGGCAATCTTCCCAGAGATGTAAATTATGTCAAGGCTGGCAGAAACATTCAGCAAGGGATAGCAGCGTGGGACAATGCCGCTTTAGCGAATGTCAACACGAAATTTAAAGTTGCAAGAAAATTAATTAACGAAGATTTAAAATTTGATATTTCTAATGTTCTGAAGGTTGCGGATGACCTCGAAAGTGGAGTTATCGCAGCATTAAAAGAACCCGCTGGAGATGTTAAAACTTTTAATATCAAACCTATTGCATCCCAATTAAAATCAGTTATTGATGATATTGGAAAATTAGACCCTAACAAAGTGGATGCCGATGTATTACAAGCCATCCAACAAAGAATTTTTGATTTAACACTTCCACCGCCTGGTCAAGCAAGTAATCATTTGCGGTTACCTGAACACCAAGCGAAAAAATTATACGAAGCAGTAAAGAACGCTTTTGAAAATCCTTTAAATAAGGGAACTGCTGAATTTTCAAAAATGTGGAAGGCAGCGAACAAGGCAGCAGCCAAACGATTTGAAACTTTAGAGAAAATTGTTATCAGGGATGCCTCTATGGAGGAAAACGCTTCTCAAATAGCGATGCGTTTAATTCAACCTTTTAGTGCTTCTAATGTGGCAACGGTTAGAAAAGTTGTTGGGCCTGATAAATGGAAAAGGGTTCAAGACGAATATGTAACCCATTTAATGGGCGATGGGCAGAACATCATTAAAAATTTGGATGCGTTAGATAAACAAACTTTATATACAGTATTAAGTAAATTTGAAATTAATAATTTATATAAAATTGGTCATCAACTGGAGGCCCTGAAAAGCACAGGCATCAAACAAGCCGCACTCGATCAGAATTTAGCCCGACCATTCATAGACCAACTTTTAAGCACAAAAAGTAGCAGGGCAATATCCGAAATAAAAAAATTAATAGGACCTTCTAATTCTAGCATTTCCGTATCGGTACGGTCAGGAATTATTGATAATATAGTCAATAAATCGGAAATCATAAAAGAAGGGGTTAAGAAATTAGATTATAATAAATTAGATGCTGTTTTAAATCTATATGAAGATAAGGGGATTTTAAACTTGTTATTACCCCAAGAAGTACACGCCTTAAAAAATTCACGCATTGTAATGGATTTTATGAGAGGTGGGGTTGATGCTGGTACATCTCTAATGGCTGCAACTCAAATGGCAGGAATAAGAACTTTAAAGGGATCAGCCATACAAACCCTAGTTGAAAACATTGGTGTGGGAAGAATACTAACATCAGGATGGGGAAGAAGAATGTTAATAGGAAGTGGTAAAGAAATTCCAAGTAAAAATATATTAGTAGGAACAAGTGTTGTCTTATCCTCTGTCTTGAAAGACATCGGAATTGAAGATGACAAAAAATCATATTGAGGAAAATAAATGAGTAAAATTTCAACATGGAGCACAACGGCAGCGAGTAATAACTCGACAGCCCCTGATGGCTGGCCAGAGGGAATGCCTCCTAGCGGAGTAAACAACTCTGCAAGGGAGATGATGGCTCAAATCCGTGATGTCTGGAATGACAAGGATTGGTTCATCATAGGCGATCAGGACGGATCAACGACATTCACTTATTCAAGCGGCACGGCTGTAACCGTATCCGCAACAAATGTAACCACCGTTTATCACGCCAATAGAAGGGTAAAGGTCGTAGGGAGTTCAACAGGCACTCTCTATGGGTATATCGCTTCTTCCTCTTTTTCAACAAACACAACCATTAACTTTACTTTTGATTCTGGTAGCATTTCAGCTAGTGATGCAGCCGTGGATGTCTATGTCGGATCAAGCTATGACAATGTAGCGACTTCCAACATATCACCGACAACTGTTAGTGCGAAAACAACAATCACTTCCATAGATGCAACCAATGACTTCATGCTGATATGGGATGCAACCGATTCAGCCTTGAAGAAAGCTACAGTAGCTAATACAGTTACTCACCAAGACTTGGATTTTGAAGGTGATAGTGGATCATCCTCTGTGGATTTGGATTCACAATCATTAGACATCGCAGGTGGAAGTGGAATTACAACAACAGCTTCAGGACAAACATTAACCGTTGCTGGTGATGATGCCTCAACTTCGGCTAAAGGTGTTGCTTCATTCAGCAGTGATAACTTTGCTGCGAGTTCAGGAGACATTACCATAAAAGACGGAGGGGTAGCCAACGCAGAATTAGCGGACATGGCAGCAAACACTGTCAAAGTAAGAAATGCAAATTCAAGTGGTGTTCCTTCTGACCTGGCTTTAGCGACAACCGAAGTAATGATCGGAGATGGAACGGGTTTCACAGCCGCATCCCTCTCTGGTGATGTAACCATGACAAACGCAGGTGTTGTCAGCATTGGATCAGATAAGGTTACTTATGAGAAGATGCAGGACACTTCAACGGACAACCGACTTCTTGGAGCTGCAACCGCAGGAACGATAGGAGAGGTTCAAGTTGCAACGGCTATGGTTGCGGACAATGCTGTAACTTTAGCAAAATTAGAAGATGGAACACAAGGCGATATTTTATACTATGGGGCAAGTGGAGCACCCACCCGACTGGGAGCAGGAACATCAGGCGATGTACTGACAACTGGTGGAGGAGGGGCTAACCCTGCATGGGCTACTCCGACAACTGGCGATATAACTGGCGTAGGCGTTACTTCACCGATTACAGGTGGTGGAACGAGTGGCTCTGTTACGATTGCCATACAGGATTCTTCAACAAGTCAAAAAGGAGCGGCAAGTTTCAGTTCAGATAATTTTGCAGCTTCATCAGGTGATATAACAATTAAAGATGGCGGGGTGGCGAATGCCGAACTCGCTGACATGGCGGCTAATACCGTTAAGGTAAGAAACGCCAACTCTAGTGGAGTACCATCCGATCTCGCACTTGCTACTACAGAAATTTTAATTGGAGATGGCACAGGATTTACTGCTGCATCATTATCAAGTGATGTAACAATGGACAATGCTGGAGCCGTTACGATAGCGGCAAACGCTGTTACTTTAGCCAAGCTAGAGGACGGTACGCAAGGAGATATACTTTACTACGGAGCTTCAGGAGCACCAACAAGACTGGCGGCTGGAACCTCTGGTGATGTCTTAACGACTGGAGGGGGAGGAGCAAATCCCGCTTGGGCGACACCAACGACTGGAGATATTACGGGTGTTACAGCAGGAACAGGATTATCTGGAGGAGGAACTTCAGGATCAGTAACATTGAACTTGGCTGATACAGCCGTTTCAGCAGGATCATACACTAACACGGATTTAACCGTAGACGCACAAGGAAGAATAACAGCAGCTTCAACTGGAACATCCAGTGGAGCAACACAGGGCTTTGCGATTGCAATGGCCGTGGCATTATAATTTAAGGAGGATACATGGCCCAGGATTTTGAAAAAGCGTATAAATCGCAAGTTACAACTTCTCCGCATACATTAATTACATCTAATTCTGATGATGCGATCATTGGTATTCGTCTGACGAATATCACTACATCCGCCATCACCGTTGATTGTTGGATTGATGTAGCAGCAGCAGGTAGCACAGCGTCAATCGTGTACTTGGCTGATGATTTAAGCATTGCACCAAAATCAAGTGTAGAGCTTATTCAAGGCGGAGCAAAAGTTGTTATTCAAAGCACAGATTTATTACGGGTACAAGCATCGGCTGCAACTTCATGTGCAGCTTATGTAAGTTACATAGACGCAATTAGTTAAGGAGAAATAATATGGCTGAAACAAAAGACCAAAACGGAACTCTGTACATTGGACAGGAATCCGCCAAAGATGGGTTCTTTACTCATCAGGCAACCATAGACGGAGATCATTACATTGAATCGGCTGTCTTGGCAGGGCCAGTTTCCTATACGGGAACGGTAACAATAACAGGTAATGTGGTGATAGTGTGAGTACATTAAATGTAGATAAAGTAGATCCTAGTACGGGCACGGATTTAGAAATAGGAACTTCAGGTGATACTATTACTGTTCCAACAGGTGCAGGACTGACAGTTACAGATGAAGTCAAGACAAACAAGATTTCACCTGCCACAGGTACGGCTTTTGCATTAGGAGATTCTGGTGACACATTCACAGTTCCTTCAGGAGCAACGATTGTCAACTCTGGAACGGCAACAGGATTTGGAATCACGCAAACAAGTTTTCTGCCTACTGCAGCTCCAATACTTGTGAATGGCAATATGGCAATATCACAAAGAGCAACTTCAGTTACAGGAAATACTACTGGTGGTTATACTACAGTTGATAGAATGCAGATGCAAATAGGTAGTTTAGGTACTTGGACTCTAATTCAAGAAGCCCAAACAAGCGGAGCTGCTTTTGAGGCAGGATTTTCAAATGCTTTTAGAATAGATTGTACAACTGCTGACGCTTCACCCGCTGCTGCAGATTACTTGTTATTTAATTATGTTTTAGAAGGACAAGATGTTCAAATGTTTAAAAAAGGAACATCAGCTGCAGAAACATATACTTTAGCTTTTTGGGTTAAATCAAATAAGACAGGAACGGCACAAGTTAATTTACGAGATGATAATAGTAGAATGTGTTCTGCTACCTATACAATTTCTGCTGGAGATACTTGGGAGCATAAAGTTTTAAACTTTGCTGCAGACACTACAGGAACAATAGATGATGATAATAGTGCTGGAATGCAATTACATTTTTGGTTGGATGCTGGTAGTGATTATACTGGTGGAACTGCACCGACTGCTTGGGAAGCAAAAGTAGCTACTGATGAATCAGCAAATGATTTAGCACTTGGGGATAGTACATCTAATGACTGGGCGATTACGGGAATACAATTAGAAGTAGGAGAATATACTTCTTCCGACTTACCACCTTTCAGGCACGAAAGTTATGGAGATAACTTGGCTAGGTGTCAGAGGTATTATGAAACACAGACTGGATTTTACTGGTTTGGTTTTCAATCAGGAACAAATGTAACCCATAATTCAATGGCAAGTTGCAAAGTGGAAAAAAGAGCAACGCCTTCAGGCACATACAGTGGAAGTGTAGTTAATTATTATCCCAACACTGGTGGCGGCAATGATGAAACCAACAATATTACCGCTATAACCATAGGGGATAAAAACGGCTCTACTTTTGTAGGAATGCAAAGCGAAGCTGGTGCACCAACTGATGCTGGTTACTGGCCAGTCTATGCTGATGCCAGAAATGCGGTACTTAACTGGGATGCGGAGTTATAGGAAACAATATGAATATTAATATAAAATCAGCGAAAAAAATGGTGGCGGACGGAGAACAAGGCGACCACATGACCATAATTATAAGAAATAATGACAGCAAAGTTTTTGTACCCAATGACCCAGACAATACAGACTATCAGGAATTATTAGCGTGGGTAGCAGAAGGCAACACGATTGAGGAGGCGGATTAATGGCAGAATTAAGAGTAAAATCAACAGGCACTTTAAAGCTATTTGAGAGTGATAACACAAGCAGTGTTACCATCGCCTCTCCTGCAAGTCTAGGTGCTGACAGGACAATCACACTCCCTGACGCAAGTGTAACTTTAGCAAGTGGCACTATGAATGATGCCACAAATCTTTCAGGAAACATACCAGTATCTAATTTGAACTCTGGAACTTCGGCTTCTTCAAGTACATTCTGGCGAGGTGATGGGACTTGGGTTGCACCTGCAGGTGCTTCTTATGATATAGGAACATTTACAAGAGACATATCTACAGCAGATGGCACACAAGCTGTGACAGGCGTTGGATTTCAACCTACTCATATAATATTCAAGGGTAATGTAAATGCTGTGGCTGGTGGTTTTTCAGTTGGGTTTGATGACGGAACAACCAGAAGCACAAGCGGTGCTGATGGAAGTAATGCCAGTACTTTTATTGCTGGACATAGTACCGCAGACATATCCATACTTTGCCGTGATGTGGCTGGTGTTAGTGGTGCAAGTTATGAGGGAAAGGCATCTTCTCTTGATACTGACGGATTTACAATAACTTGGAATAAAATTGGCTCACCGACAGGCTCATTGGTGATGTACTATATGGCATTTAAGTAGGAGAAATTATGAATAAACACAACATATTTTATTCTGGAGGCTCAATGATAACTGATGTTTCTGGTAAAAAAACGAAAGAGCAGATAGCAAATGAGTTTTCTTGGGATTTAAATTCCATACAGCACATAGAGGTAGATGCATCTCTTGAATCAACTAAAGTTGTCGATGGCTCAATCGTAAAATATAATTTTATTGAAGCAAACGAACAAATAGCAGTTGAAGTAGAAGAAAAGAAAGAAGCTAAAATAGCAAATGTTAAAGATAAATTAAGTCTTTCTGATGAGGATTGGGAAGATTTGAAAGAGGCTTTGAAATAAAATGAATAACCCTAAAGGAATAAGCTAATGGCATCAATATTAAAAGTGGATAAATTAGATCCCCAAAGCGGAACGGCTCTGGAGATTGGCACATCAGGAGATACGATAACAGTACCATCAGGTGCGACTTTCACTGTTTCAGGAACAATGAATGCATCTTCCATAACAGCAGGAACTGTTGCTACGGCAAGACTTGGAACAGGAACGGCTGATGGGACTACTTTTTTAAGAGGAGACCAAACTTATGCTGCACCTAGTGGAGGTGGACTTACACAATCATCTACTTGGTATGTAACTACTTCTTATAAACCAGCTTCTGGGTCTGCAGCTATAACAAACTGGGCAGAGAGCAATGCAGGTAACTATGATAGATTAGGAACTTCCCCCACACAGAGTTCTGGTGTTTTCTCACTTCCAGCGACAGGTTGGTGGATGGTTAGCGTTAATTTAATGTGTTATCAAGACACTTCTGCTGGCGACTCTTGGGGTTTACTTGTTCAAACTTCAACAGATAGTGGAGGATCTTATGATAATGCTGGAGCAATGGCAGATCGTTTTGATGGTAATTCAATAGATAATGATTACAGGCAAGTTACATCGACTTTTATATTAAAATGTGAAAATACAAGCACATTTAGATTTCAAGCGTATTTACTGGAAGTCAATGAATCATATTTTACAATACGAGGAGGCCCTCAAGGAGGATCGGGTGAACACGGGAGTTCGTATATGAACATAATGAAACTCGCAGATGTATAAGGAATAAAATGACAGATATAAAAAAATATACAATGGATGATGTTTTAATTGATTTGCATCTAGGTGCTTGGTGGAAATATACTGACTGGGATGATAGAACTTATGCGAACTTGAGGGTGAGTGAAGGTTTTGACTATACGCTACCGACTGAAGAAGAACTCAACACACAAGTAGCCCAGCTTCAAGCGGACTATGATTCAAAAGCT